ATATAGGACTCCTCCACGTGGCCGCCGAACCGGCCAGGGAACAGGTAGCCACGCGCGTCCATGATGATGCCGGCCAAATCATCCGGCAACGGCACTATGCGCTGCTTGTCGCCTTTGCCGCACACGATCAGCGAATGGCCGGCGCTATCGGCCACCACGTCATCGCTATGGACGCGTGCGATCTCCCCGCGCCGCAGTCCGCACTCGGCTCCGAGCCGGATCATGAGTTTTTCCGACGTCGTGGCCATCTCCATCGCCGCAGCGATATAACGGTCCGGGCATGGTCTGGGATGCGCGTGCGGCTTCTTCACCCTTGGCACGTCCAGACTCGGATCATCGGCTCGCCGGCCGCTTTTATGCAGCCATCGAAAGAACGACGAAATCGTGTTCCGGTACGCTTTGCGCGTCTCGGGTTTCCATTGCTGCTGTGCGAACGCCTGCACAATCTGCTCCGTGGTCACATCTTCGGGACCTGATGGCATGAGCAGTGCCGCGAGATGCACCATCTTGTATCGACGGCTTTTGATTGTCTGTGCTGATAGGCCGGCCGCCTTGAGGGTGTCAGTCCACCCTTCGATGCTTTTGCGCCATGGGACCGGTGCGCTGATTTTGTTTCTCAT